CTGATTTACCCGGATGATACAGCACCGTACTATTTCGGGGAGATCATGACAAACTTTTCGATGCCGACAATCAAAAGGGAGGTTGAAATAACATGGCAGTAAATAAGGCCAAAACAGCCGCAGAAGAGACGAATGCGGCCGAAGTGGTAACTACTACGGCAGCAGCTGAAAAGACGCAGGAAACGGCGAATACAGCCGCTGAAGAGGTTGTGAAAATGGTCTACATCGGACCGACGCTGCCCGCAGGGAAGCTGAAGTGCAACCGTATCATTGAAGGGACGGAAAGCCAGATCAAAGAAAGCCTTGCGGATGTGATAGAGGAATACCCGCTTGTTGAAAGAATGCTAGTGCCGGTTGGACAGCTGGCAGAAAAGAAAAACAAGGTGCGTACTGCCGGGAATATCCTGAACAAATATTACGCAGACATTGAATCAATGATTGCGGCAAAAGAAAGGGAGGTATAAACGATGTCTACAAGTTTAACACATGGCGTAAGCACAAGCGTAAAAGAAACGTCGGTATCCACGCCGATTGTAGCGGCATCCGGCATTCATTTTGCGGTTGGCACCGCGCCCGTGCAGATGGTAAACGGCAAAGTGAACGAAGTGCTCATGTTCAACACTTACGCGGAAGCGGTGGAAGCGCTTGGATATTCCGACGATTGGGAAAAATACGGATTGTGCGAAGAAATTTATACAGCGTTCATGCTGTACCAGGTATCACCTGTATTCTGCGTGAATGTCCTGGACCCGGAAAAGCACAAAAAAACGGCAGCCGAAACAACCTTCACCGTAACAGACGGGCAGGCAAAATTGCCGCCTGACGCGATTTCAACCAGCATCAAGGTTAGCGGGAAAACACTGGGAACGGATTATGATGTGTTCTATGACGATGATAACTGCGTTGTGGAGTTCCTGACCGAAGCGCCGGAAACAGCCGCGATCACATACGACATCGTGGATACAACCGCAGTGACGAAATCGGATATCATCGGCGGATACAGCGCAACCACAAAAAAGACCACGGGGCTTGAACTGATTGACAGCGTATTCCCGAAGTATACGGAAGTGCCGGACATTATTTTGTGTCCGAATTGGTCACAGGACAGCGAGGTTGCGGCGGTTATGGCCGCAAAGGCTGAAAACATCAATGCGATCTTTGAAGCTATGGCAATCCTGGACGTGGACACCACGGAAACCGGTGCGCTGCATTACAGCGACGTTCCTGCATGGAAGAAATCGAAGAACTTTGCAAAGAAAAACGAACTGGTTTGCTGGCCGAAAGTAAAGCTGGGAGACCGGAAGTTTAATTTCTCAACACAGCTTGCGGGTTCTATGGCTGCCGTGGATAATGACACGTCATATGGTGACGGAACGCCGTGCGAAAGTGCATCAAACAAGAGTTTGCAGGCGGACAGCGCGTGCCTTGCGGACGGAACGGAAGTGCTGCTGGATGTGCAGAACGCAAATTATCTGAACGACAACGGCGTTATTACGGCCCTGAATTTCTACAACGGTTTTGTAAGCTGGGGCAATTACACGGCAGTCTATCCGTCTTCAACTGACCCGGTGGATTACATTTACAGCATTTCCCGTATGTTCAAGTGGGTTGCAAAGACCGTGACGCTTTCATACTGGAATTCCGTTGACCGTAAAATGACGCGCCGCCTGCTTGATGCGATCATGCAGGGTGTGAATGATTGGCTGAACGGCCTGACCGCAGAAGAAAAGATTCTGGGTGGACGCGTGGAACTGCTGGAAAGCGAAAACACGCTGACGGCCCTGATGGCGGGACGCGCAAAGTTCCACATTTACCTGACGCCGCCGAGTCCGTTACAGCAGATGGAATTCGTGCTGGAATACGACGTGTCGTATCTGTCCGCACTTCTGGCAGCATAAAGAAGGGGAGGAATAGAAAATGCCGAATATTGATAAGTCATTAATCAACTATGCCGTCTATGAAGACGCGGTGGAATATGTGGGCATGGCAGAAGTAACGCTGCCGGAGATCACAAATCTCACGCAGGAAATCACCGGGGCAGGAATTGCCGGAAACGTGGAAGCAGTCATTCTGGGTCACATTGAAAGTATGACCGCAACTTTCAATTTCCGCACGGTAACGGCAGCAGCCGCGAAGCTGGCAGAACCGAGGGCACACAAGCTTGATTGCAGGGTTGCACAGCAGGTTGTGGATACAAAGACCGGCGAAACAAAGGTGCAGACCGTGAAACATATCATGAAAGCAAAGCCCAAAAAGTATGCACCCGGAAAACTTGCGGTTGCATCCACAGCAGACGCAAGCGGCGAATATGCGGTGACGTATTACGCAATTTACATCGACGGGAAAAAGAAAACCGAAATTGACCCGCTGAATTTCATCTATTACGTGAACGGCACCGACTATCTGAAGGACGTAAGGAAAGCGCTTGGAAAGTAAACAAAAAAGCAAACGCAAAAACCAGCGGAAAGCCCGCTGGTTTTTGCTTGCAATAAAAATCATGGAGGGATAAGCAATGGCACAGGAAGAAAGTAAAATTGTAGAAATGGAGCAGGCAACAGAAGCAGCACAGGCAGCGGCAGAGAACAAAGCGAATTCTTTGACGTATGTACACAAATTCAGAAAGCCGGTAGAGATTGAGGGGAAAGAATACAAGAGCATGAATTTCTACTTTGACAAGCTGACCGGCGCGGACATTGAAGCAATCGAAGACGAAATGGCCGCAAAAAATGAATATGTCCCGGCACCGGAATTTTCAAGTAAATTTCAGTCTATGCTTGCAGCGCGGGCGGCGGGCATCGGTTCTGATGAAATCCGACGTCTTCCGGCAGGCGATTACATGCAGATCAAGAACAAAGCCCGGGATTTTTTGTTAGGTGTGGGCTTATAAAGACAAAAAGCCCGGCAAACCACTTGCGGAAGCAAATGTTCAGGATGGCGCGGGCATCTCATACACCTATACCGTTTTGGGAATCGCTGCCGTTGGTCAAGCTGTTTGACTGGATACGAAGCGCAAACGAAGTCAATGACGAAGACACAGCAGAAATAAAACGGCAGCAGAAACGGTAAACGGGGAGGTGAAAAGGAAATGGCGGGAAGTCAGAAACAGTATGACTTGCTTTTCCAGCTTAAAGCAAAGCTGGGCGGCGGATTTACAAACGCTTTCAAAAGTGCGGCGGACACGCAGAAGAAACTTGCAGACAGTATGAAACAGGTTAATTCTGTCCAGACAAAAATAACAAATTATTCAAAAACGAATTCCGCCATTGACAGCAACCGCGCAAAGTTGCAGGAACTGGCAAACGAACACCAGAACTTGCAGCAGGAAATGGAGCAGACCGCAGAAAAGAAAAAGCAGTTGCAGCAGGCAATGGAGCAGGCCAAAGCAAACGGCGAAACGGAAGAATACCAGAGACTTTCCAAAGAGTTAAAAGCAACAGAAAAAGAGTACGACAGCCTGAAAAGCAAAATGAAGGCGAATGAAAGCCAACAGAAGACAACAACGGACCAGATCGGGAAGCAGTCCGAAAAGCTGAACGAACTGAAAACAGAGTTGAAAGAAGCGGGCGTTAATACTGATAACCTTGAAAAGTCAAATGCAAAGCTGCAAAAGTCATATGAAAAGCTGAAGGAATCGCAAGAAAAAATAAATAAGCTGAACGAACAGCAACAGTCACTGAAAACAGGGATTGCGAACACGAAAACACAGCTTGTGGGAACCGTGGGAGCGGCAGCAGGTGCCGTCACGGCATTTTTTGCGCTTGATTCAGCAACACAGGAATACAGAAACAACCAGGCAAAATTAAACACAGCATACGAAGCAGCGGGAATGAGCGCGGAAGCGGCACAGACCGCGTATGCAGGTTTTTATAAAATACTGGGAGATAACGACACCGCAACAGAAGCATCACAGCTGCTGGCAAAGCTGACAAAGAGCGAAGAGGACGTGCAGAAATGGACGGACATTGCAGCAGGCGTACTGGGCACGTTCGGTGATTCGCTGCCGATTGAAGGGTTGATAGAATCCGCAAACGAAACAGCGAGAACAGGACAGATCACCGGCGTATTTGCGGACGCTATCAACTGGGCAAGCAAAGAGGGGGAAACGTTCGGCGTTACCCTGAAGGACGATACAGAAGCAAATAAGGCGTGGAACGATGCGGTAAACAGTGCCACGTCCGCAGAGGATTATTTTAACCTGGCATTGCAGGCGTGCGGATCAGAAGCAGAAAGAACACAGCTGATAATGGACACGCTGCAAGGCACATACCAGGACGCAACAGACGCCTATTACAAAAATAACGAACAGCTGGTGCAGTCCCGTCAAAGTCAGATTGTTTACAACAATATCATGGCAGATTTCGGGCGGATTGCAGGAACGGTAAAAAGCAAGCTGCTTGATATGGTGGGAATAGGCACAGACGGCGCGATCAAGGCCGGTTCTGCCGTGGAAAAGCTGCAAAAGATAATCAGCAGCGTTGCGAACAACCCGGAATTGATAATGACCGTGACAAAAATTGCAAGTGCGCTGGTGGGGCTGCGGGTTGCGGGACTGACCGCAAAGTTAGGAATGCAGCATTTCAAATTAGGGATTAATTTAGCACAAACAGCACTTGAAGTATTTCACGGAAAATCAATTATTGCAGGAATTGACGGAACAAACCTTGCCGGGAAACTGAAAAAGGCCGGTTCCGGCATCCTGGGATATTTTAAAAACGTGGGTTCCGCATTGGGCGGCGTGGGTTCCGCGCTGGCGAAACCATTTGCAAGTTTGGGAGGAAAGATCGGCGGCAGCGTTGGCGGGATTGGCTCAAAGCTTTCAGGAAGCATCCTGAAGGGATTTTCCGGGATTGGCGGGAAACTTTCGGGGGTTCTTTCCGGGCTGGGCGGCATTATATCAAAATCACCGCTTGGAAGCATAGGAAAAATAGTTCAGTCCGGCGTGAAGGGATTAAGCGGAATCCTTTCACCAGTCGGGAACCTGTTCAAAAGCATATTTGCGCCGCTGTCAAAACTGGGTTCTTCATTGTTCGGACCGATTGCGGGGCTTGCAGGCAAAATACTTCCGGTAGTTGGAGCTGTGACGGCAGTTATTACCGTTTTCCAGCTGCTAAAAAAACACCTGAACGAGATCAGAACAGCCGTCGGGAATGTATTCGGCGAAAAGGGGCTTGCAGTATTTGACAAGGCCGTTGCGGCCATAACGAACATAGGGAACACCATTAAAAATGTGTTTTCTGGCGGCAGCCTGGACAGTATCCGCGAAAAGATCAATGCAGCGTTCGGCGAAAAGGGCGTTGCAGCATTCAATGTGTTTGTGAACGCGATCAATACCGCAAAGAACGCCATTTCTAAATTCGCGGATGGCGTGAACACATATGTTGTTCCGATTGCGGAACAGATCATGCAGATTTTCCAGAAGCTTGTACCGATTATATCCGGCGTGTTTTCAAAGATCATGGCGGTTGTCAAACCGATTGC